CTGACATTGCTGGCCTTGTTCCCGTTGTTTGCGGGGATCTTGCTGCTCGCGGTGTGGATTGGGGCACGGATCGTTCTGACCGCCAAAGGATTTGAGGGGTCGGTCATGGGAACGGGCCTCGTTCGCGGTGGGGGTGCCGGGCAGGTCCAGGGAGAAGACGAGTATATGCAGCCGATGGCCGAGGAGGACAGCCCGGAACTCAAGGACATTGACCGGGTGATGCGTCAGCGGGAGCAGACGACAAGCAAGTTTCTGAATCAGCTCAAGGAGGATCTGCTGTGAGCACTCTTGGAGAAACGATGACGGACTGCATCATGGAGATGGACGCCGAGCTTCGTGAGCATGTCAAGAAATATGGGATTGAGGTCAAGCCGGACCATGTTGACCAGTTGGTGAAGATGGTAAAAGCCCGGCAGAAAAACTTCTTGGATACGTTCGGAATCGGTCAGAACGCCCTCCGGCGTGTGGCTTACTCGTTCCTTGAGGGTCGGATTGAAGATATCAAGCTCGCTCAAGATGGCGAGATGCCGGACCATTGGAGGAAAAATGGTTGAGCCAGAAAGACTCAGGGAAAAAATTCATAAGGCGATCATCCGGACTCGAGACGACTGCGCCGAGCTGGGGTTGAATTTTGAAGATTATATAGCCGAGCTTGGCACAACGGCGGTGTTCAATGTCGTGGTCGAGCACATGGATGCGTATGTCCAAAGTCCACCCCGTTCAGTGATTGAACAGTTTGAGCGCAGGATCTTGAAGCTCGAGCGAGCCGTCGAGACCGAGCGGCAGGTGGCGGGCACGAGAAGCGAGCATGTTGAAACGATTGGGTCGGCACTTCACATGGCGGTACAGACCCTTGAAAAGCTTTGGGGATATTTGCTGCAGAGCGACCGGGATGGCGAGGCCTGGATCCCGGCAGAAGTTGGCGAGGAGGTCGAGAGATGTCTGATGGCCTGCAAGAACAACCTGGGAAAGTGATGGATACTGCAGAACTGGTCCGACTTGAAATGAGCGACGAGGGAACGCTGGGGGTTCTGCGCGTGAACTTTATGATAGTCTGCGTAACCCTCGAATTACCCTGGCGCGAAAACCAGCAGAATGTATCGTGCATTCCGACCGGTACATATATCGTTCGCCCGTACATCTCGTCTCGGTTTGGAGAAGTTTTTGAGGTGGGGAAGGTTCCTGGCCGGTACGGGATTCTGATCCATCCCGGGAACACTGCCAAGGATTCCACAGGGTGTATCTTGGTCGGTTCGCGTGTGGGATACCTCGAGGGAAAACGTGCTGTGCTTGATAGCTGCTCAACCATGAAAAAACTTAAAGGGCTCCTCGGTGAGAATTCATCGTTTCCTCTGCGAATCAAGGAGGCGTTTTAGTGAAAATTTATGACGTAAAGTGTCCGGGCTGCGGAGAAATTTTCTTCGAGACGACACACTTCTACGAGATGTGGAAGGCGGCAAACGGTCGGATGTTCAAGCTGAAACACCCGTATGGTGAGACAGGCTATAATTGGACAACATTCCCGGCAGACACTTCCTGTCAGTTTGCTGACCTGGCCTGTCCGCAGTGCGGCACAAGCATTGTCAGCTCCACAGGCCGTGTGGCCCTGCTGTATGATCCGGAAACGGGGAAGCGGGTATCGACCACTCCCAAAACCTCGAAAAAGAAAAAGAAGGAAGAGCCCGTGTCGGAAACCACCCCGGACGAAAACTCCGTGTCGGAAACCGCCCCGGACGAAAACCCCGTAAATGACGAGGGAGACAATAATGCCAAGTGGGAAGCCTTTGGTGCAGAGGGACTTGAAGTGTCCTCCACCGATACTCGAGAAGAACAAGTGGAGTCTGACGACACTGCCTCCTGAGGGGCATCCTGACGTTGGGCCGTATTTTTATCAATTATTTCAGAACGCGGTTCTGGCCAGGGATCGGGAGTATCTGCCCGAGAAATGGGAAGAGAACTATCGCCTGTTTCGCGGGAATCACTGGCCGGGGGTCGTCAAGGTTTTAAGCCAGCCCGGAGGGAACAATGCGAAACTGTCACTGGCGTTATTGCAGAGCAATATCACGAGGACAGTGGCAAATATTACGGCCCGAGCTCCCATGGCAGAAGTGGTTAGCGCGGATGGGATCGAGGATGAAGCCTCGAAAGCTCTTTCGGAAAAACTTCGGGTCTGGTCGGCAGCAGCGGAGCAGCAACGGTCGCTGGGTAAGTCGGTTCTGAACCAGGAGATTTACGGGATCACGGTGGAAAAAGCCGTGTGGGATTCCACAAAGAAGCAGGGGCGTTCGATCCCGTTGGATCCCTTTTCGTTTGTTCCCGCGCCTGGGTATTATGAAGAGCTGTCCGATGCTCCGTATGTCTGCCATCTCTACCCGATGCAGGTCGAAGAGGCCGAAGCAAAATTTGAAGTCGAGAACCTTGCCCCGGACGAAGAAGTTTCTACCTTGTTGGGCGAGTCCAGGCAGGACGACCGGGCCGTTCCGAAAAACACGTACCCAGGATCGATCAACGCTACCGGGAATTATGTTCCCGTCAACCATCCCGGCGAGGCTGAAGAAATCAAGCTGAACCGTGCTCTGATTATTGAGCTTTGGATAAAAGATTACACCACTGTCACCGTTGAGGAAGAGGTCGTTGATATCGACCCCGCCACCGGTGAGCAGAAGATGCTGAAGATTGAGAGTGAAAAACTGAAATATCCCGGCGGGATACGGGTTGTCACGATTTCAAACTACGGCAAGGAAGTCCTCAACGACGAGGCCAACCCGAACGTCAACCATGCGTTGCCTCAAGAAGCCGTTGAAAATTCATACCTTTTTGATCGCTTTCCCTTCTATCATGCAAATTCCTATGAAGATACCACCTCTTTGTGGGGGTATGCGATGTGCGAAACGGTTGGTGATATCAACCTGGCCATCGACGATCTCTGGTCCACGATTATGTCGTACCTCCGGATGTCGATGTTCCCGCCACTGATTCTGCCCAAGGATACAAAGATCCCCTTGTCCAAGGTACGCTATGTGCCGCGCCTGGTACTGCAGCCGGTTTCCGGATCTGTTGGTTCCGGGATCAAATGGCTCGATATGCCCGCTCCTCCGAGCTGGCTGTTTCAAGCACTTTCCACGCTGGTCAGCTTCTTCGACCGTATTTCTCAGATCGAGGATGCGGATAGGGGCGAGGCTGCCGGTGGGGTTATTGCTGCCAGCGCGATCTCGATGCTGCAGGAGCGGGGGGCGGTTCTTGTCCGGGCGAAAATCCGGGCCGTTGACTACATTGTCCGTGAGCGGGGCCGGTGTTTTATCTCGTTCTATCAAAACTTCGGTATTGAACCCGAGCTGGTGGATATTGAATCTGGCCCGGTTGAGATCAACGGGTTGTCGCTTCTCCAGCGGAAATTCAACTATGTTGTGGAGTCCGGATCCACGGTGGCCAAGACATCCAGCCAGGTGAAGAATGAGGCCGTCGAGCTGTTCAAGCTGCAAGCTATCGACCGGCAGGCACTTCTGGAAGCGATCAACTTCCCGAACTGGCGCAAGATTGTCGAGCGTATGGGCGAGTCTCAGCTTCAGGCGGCCCTGTCCGTACTCATTCAGGCGGGTATGCCCGAGGAAGTAGCTCGGGAAATCTACAATCAGCTCTTGCAAGATCAGGGCGGTCCCGGCGATGCAACCCAGCAGAATGCTCCGGGCGGTGGCGTAGGCGCACCGGGCGCACCAGCAGAGGCCGGAACGCCCAAGGCCGAACAGGGTGTTGACCCGGGAGGTGCATAGTGCCGACTTATGTATATCGCTGTCCGAAATGCCGGCAGGAAGTCGAGCACTTCTGCAGAATCGACGACAGGCCCGATGCTCTCCCCTGCCCCCTGTGTGGAGTCATGGCAGGCAGGATAGTCTCTTTCCAGGGTGGTCTTGAAACGGAAACCGCAGCCTGGATTGACGACAACCTGCGCGGCGCACTGCAGGGGGATGGAGAGCGGCCCATTGAAACGCGGTCACAGTACAAAACGTATCTCAAAGAAAAAGGCATAGTTGAAAGAGGGTAGTTGACATGGCTTTCTTTGAGATGTTACCTTTAGGTTACACGGAGAAACAAAAATGAACGTAAACGCTGTTCGTAAAGACACCACCTCTTACGAAAACAATACAGACGACAACGCTCCTGAGCAGAATTTTGAATCGGAGTACACGGAAGAACCACAAGGTCAGCAGCCCGAAGCCCCGGTGCAACCCGAAGGTGACAAGGCTGAAGACGGTTCCACTCCCAACCCCGAAGACAAAACCGCTACCGAGCCCCCGTCTGGTGCGCCTGATTCGCAGCAGCCCGGAGATGATTATTCTGACCCCAAGAAGTTTGCCGCCGCACTTTTGGAGCAACTTGGTCAGGCTAAGCAATCTCAGACTGCCGAACAAGCCGCACAGCCCGAAGCATCCCCTCAGGATCTCCTTGCTCAGCGCAGGCAAGAAGTCACCGCCGGTTTAACCGATACGGTGAAGTCTGTTGAAGAGCAGTTAGGTAGCCTGCAGCAGAAGATGGAGTCGGGCGATATCGACCTTCAAACATACATGGTCCAGCGTGAGTCTCTTAATGAGCAGAAATGGGATGCTCAGCGTCAGGCCGATGCAGAAATTTTGAAGATCGATAATGAATTTTCTCGCATTGAAGAACGGATGCAGCAGGAAGTCGCTAGTGCGCGTCAGTCGTATGCAGAAGAAAACCCGGATTTTGTTGATATGTACCAGTCCGGAGAACTTCAAAAGGTCATGCAGGATCCCAGACTTTCGAGCGTTTTTGGGAACAATCCGGCAGCCGCGCACCAGTATATTCGCAGCCAGAAACTCAACAGCGAGAACGAACAGCTCAAGGCGAGGCTGGCCGAGCTTGAAAAGGCGCAGCAGACCGCGATCTCTTCTGCCGCTCAGAATCCGCACAAAAAAATTGGAACAACAGGATCTGGAACGGCACCAACGCCTCCGGCCCGACAACAAAAAAAATCGCCCACGGACTCAATGCTCGAAGCAATGCGAAAGGTCCGAGGGGCATAGCCCTCTCTTTTGGAGGATACTTATATGGCTCTCAATCTTACAGAACTTCAGGCCGCAACTGATGATTATATCTACAATCACCAGCCGGTCGATATTTATTTCAAGTCGAACGTCCTTCTCTACAAGCTGTTGAAGCTGGGGAAGAAATATAACGGTGGTAAGAAAATTCAGACCTTCCTGGAATACGGGGAAGGAAACTCCGGGTCATACGGTCCCAAGTCCGAGCTGCCGATCAACAAGGTCGAAATCTTCAACGCGGCCTTCTTCGAGTATGCCGCGTACTTCGCGACCCTGACGATGGATATGGACGACGAGCTGATCAACTCCGGTGATCTGGCCCTGATCAACCTGTTGCAGGGTAAGCTGAAAAACGCGGAAAAAACCCTTCGCAAACGGATGTCCACTGAAATCTACGAACGCCGTGCTGACAACTTGGCCAATCAGGATGATCCGAACGCAAAGCCGTTCAACGGGCTGCACGATATGTTCGGTATTGACGAAAACGGAAATGCTCTGGCGAATACCGTTGCCTATGGTGAGATTGCCGAAAACGATATGCCTCAGTGGAAACCGAACGTGATTACCGCTGAAAAGACCATGAGCTTCAAGACCATGCAGGAGATTCGCAGAACTGCAGGCCTCGATGTCACCAACGATGCGAAGCCCGATCTGTATATCACCACGGAAGAGCTGGTGGACGCCTTTGAGCGCACCCAGCAGGTCCAGGCCCGGTACTCGGACCAGAAGCTCCTCGATGTCGGTTTCGATAACATTCTGTTCAAAGGCGCACCTCTGGTTCCTGACTCCAAGTGTCGTGCAGGCTGGATGTACGGGCTGAACACCAAGTATCTCGATGTCCTGACTCACTCCAAGCGCAACTTTACGAAACCCGAATGGCAGAGCCCCATCCGACAGCCTGATACCGCCACAGCGAATATCCGCTGGGCCGGGAACCTGGTCTGTAAGAACCGCAAAGCCCATGTCGTCGTGACCAACCTGGTCGAACCGGCATAAGGAGGGTGTAACGCATGATGGATGGAAAAAGCCGGGTAGTGCTTGTTGACGGGGAAGACCCGTCCAAGCCTCTCGATGAATTTGCAATGAAAGCCGAACTCGCTTCCCTGGCTACTGCCGGGGAGGTCGAGATCGCTGCCGAGGCTCCCGCCGCTGCCGATGCTACCGGCACCAAGGGCGCGGTCGTTTTTACGGCAGACGCGATCTATGTGTGTGTGGATACCGACACATGGAAGAAAACCGATCTCTCCACTTGGAGTGAAACCTAAGAGGTAATTCGCAATGATGAATAAAATTGTCCTCGTTCTTGCCGGAACAACTTCGAGCAAGAAATACCATATCCCGTTTACTGACAAGTGCCGGCTGGTCGCGGCAAAGGTTCTCAATTCCACTGAACAGGCCGATACCGCTGCTACAGTCACCTTCGGGATGAACGGTGCAGGTCACACGGTTTTTACGGCTGACCTGCAGGGTGCAGAAGCTCTGACCACCACGACCGCTGCTTATACTGACAGTGTGACCGAGGCTGAAAAGGAACAGATATTCTCCTGTGCCAAACCCCTTGAGATCGATGTCAACCTGGCAACCGCCTCGTCCGTGACCATCGAACTCACAGTCGATCCGTTTATCATCGGTCAGAACCAGAACGCGAGCGCATAATGAATGTTGAAGAGATGACCGAGCTGGTCAAACAAGCGGTCGAGGATGAATCCTTTACCGACGAGTTTATCCTGAGCGCATTCAACCAATGCGTAGGTGAGCTGGCTACGGCCTATACTCTTCCCGTTCTTGTCGCAAACACGACAGTTGATTGTCCGGCAGGGGCCAATACGGTCCCTATGCCGGACAATTATTTGAAAAATATGCACTTTGCCTCGAACCTGTCCAAGGAATGTCGGGTCAGTATCATAAAAGCCCTGACAAACTTCCTGGACAAATACCCTTTCCTGGACGCGGCTCCTCCGGTTACGGAAGTTTGCGTCCAGGGAAACACGCTGTACTTTCAGGGGGTTCCCTCGGCTCCGGAAACACTTCGGCTCTTCTATATCCGCAAACCCTCCCCCTTGGTTGAAGATGAAGACGAACCCGAGGGGATCCCTGAAAGTCTGCACCGCAAGCTTCTTGTCAATTTTGCGTGTGCAGAGTGTTTCAACCTGATCGAGGAAGGAATCGACGGGGCAAAGATTCAGTTTAACAAATACACCTCTCTCTACCAGCAGGCGCAGGTTCAGCTCGAGGCATTCCTGGGTGTTCCCCCGGAATCTCCCGACTATGTACCGAGAGAGGAAAAGCACTCTTCGTTTGATGTATGATCTCGAGCGAAAGTATTACGTCTATGTGCTTATGGATCCCAGGGTGCCGGGTCCGTTCGTGTACGGGTCGCAGTCGTTTGAATACCTCCCGTTCTACATAGGCAAGGGAACCGGTTATCGCATGACCGCCCATTTCACCGAAGCCAAGCGGGTGATGGGCGAGCTGGCAGCAAGGGTTCCCTCCCTGGCAGATCCTCTGGTCCCGCCTTCGGGTGTTCCATTCAACGCGAAGGAAGAACAGAAACTTGTCAGAATCATTGACATAATGAGGTCCACTGGCGGCAAGCCGGTAGCCAAAAAAATAAAAACAGGGATAAACGAATTCGAGAGTTTCGAGCTTGAAGCCTCGATGATCGCCCTGATCGGACGGCGGCAAAAAGGGATGGGTCCACTGACAAACGAGAATGATGGCGAGCAATTTGTAGGCGCAAGGCCGATTAAGCTGAAAACCTTTGGCGGGATGAACAATGTTCGCGCCGAAGGGGAGCCGTCAGTCTATACGCAGCATGGTCGAAAAGAATGCTCTCCCAGGGTCATTCTCAATGCCGATGTCACAGCCGGAGGAAGGATCTTGAAACGCACGGGCAGACGCCTTTTTGTTCCACTTCCAGGTGCTCACTCACTCTGGTCAAACCATCATTGTATGTTGGCCGTAGCCGATGGCAAGCTATACAGAATCAATGGGACTACCCCCGTTGAAATCGCGACGATCTCTGACCCTGATGCCAGAATATATTTTGTCGAGGTTGAAGGGAAGGTCTATTTTGCAAACGAGAACTGCCATGGAATTTTCAACCCGGCAACAAACCAAGTCGAAGACTGGGGAACGGAAGTCCCCCCGACTCCGGTTGGAGTTGCGACTTCCGGGAGTGGTGGACTCGAAGAGGGAATGTACGCGATTGCATATACTTACGCGAATTCGGATGGTTTACACGGTCTTTCGTCTGAGATTGCACTGGTGCCTGTACTTTCGGAGGGCACGATTACGCTTTCTAATCGCCCGGAATCAGCTCACGTTTGGATATCGGATCCGGACTCTGACAAGCTGTATTATCTCGGCGGTGAGGATACGATCTCTGCAACGTATGTGGGCGGCGATGTCCTTCAGACGATAGGCTATATGCCCATCCCGAACATGACCTGCCTGGCCCGAGCGTATGGCCGCACATGGGGTGTGGACGGCAAGCTGCTCAGGTATTCCGACCCGTACCGTTCGGACCTGTTTTCGCCGGAATCGTATCTCGAATTTGACGAGGAGCCAGTCATGGTTGCTCCGGTATATTTCGGGGGCGAAGCGGGAACGGCGAATTCCACAACCGGCGGGTTGTATGTCGGTTTTGAAACCCACACACTTTTTCTGGCCGGAGCAGATCCGAAGCTCATGGCACAGAGGCAGGTCGGCCCTGGTGTTGTCAAAGGCACTCTGGCCTACTGCAACAATGTTCCGCAGCTTGGAAACAATGTGCCGATATGGGTGGCCAAGGATGGCATTGTCGCGGGTACTACCGGCGGCACTGTCGTGAATATGACCAGCGATAAGGTCAAGTTTAACCCTGGCAATATGGGCGCATCTCTGGGCCGGACAAACAACGGCGAGTTCCAGTTTCTATCAAACTTCAAGCGGGGAGACAACGGAGAGGTTGGCTTTGGAGATGAAGTCACCACCGAAGTGATCCGCAACGGAAAAGTAATATAACGGAGGAAGTTATGTCTTCTATCATCAATGTTCCCACAATGCCCGAAGCTCTGCGAAATGACGATAATGTTCAACACGCGGTACGCGGCGGGTTTCTTCCTGATCTGTCTTTCGAGGGGATGGTTACGACCGACCACTATCGGGACGGCAGCTTGATTCACACTCAGACGGGCAAAAACACGTTCACCACCGAGGGGATGGCGAAGATGCTGAATATCATCTTCCACGACATTTCCAAGGCGGCTGAACATATCTGGTATGTTGGTATTTTCAAGAACAACATTACTCCGGCCTTATCCGATACCGCTGCTAAACTCGGTGCCGGTAACGCCTTCGGTGAATGTCAGGATGCAGACTACGATAGTCCCTTGACCAACCGGCCTCAGTATGTCTCCGAAGATACCAGCACTGCCGTCATCTCCAACGTGAACTCGAAAGCTCATTTCATTATGAATGCCTCGATCACTGTTTACGGCGCGTTCCTGGCTGACCAGCAGGCCAAGACCTCATCTTCCGGTACGCTCATGTGTGCCAAGCGGTTCGGTACTCCTCGTGCCGTTATCGCGGACGATGAAATCTATGTAACTTATCAGATCACGTGTACCACGAGCTAAAAAAAGACCTTTAAGTAGGTTGACACGGTACTCGGCGTCTAATCAACACCACCCTCTAGTCACTTGGGGGGCTTCGGCCCCCTTTTTTGTATGGACAAATTACTCCATGTTCTCTCCCTCGTGGCCACCATCGTTGAGAAAGCCATTCGCAAGGCCAAGGAAATCCGTAACCAGAAAGAAGTGGATCAAATTTACGAAGATCCTGTTGGCTGGTTTGATGATCATTTTCCTTATGAGCTGCGCGACGAGGACGTTGCCAACGAAACCCGCGAAACCTCCGATCTCGAGGATTAAAAACGCAGACGGATCTATCACGTTCGATCGGCAATCCTTTATTAACTTACTTTTATATATCAAGGCCTTAGAAGACGGGTATGAATAGCGGAGGCAGGTTTGCCGAAAAAAGATCACCCCACCCTTGGAGATGTGCAGCAGCACGTCTATCTTCGGGCCACCATCCAAGCTGTCTATCTCAACAACCCCCTCGTTGAAGAACGTCTCTGGGATACTGCCGACATTGAGTTGTATGAAGGCGGTACCTATCTCGCTTGTCCCATCTTGTATCATTGTTCCCCCTGGAAGCAGCTACGCGGAAACGGATCGGTCGAAACCGGTGGCCGCGCTTTTGTCGCTGGCGATCAGGTCTTTGTCCTGGCCAAGAAAGCCGAAGAAAAGATCATGGAAGACGGCTGTCAGAAGTTTTATTCTGAAGTCACAGTTCTTGGTTTTGTAAACGGTCCCAAAAAATGTGCGTATGATTATGCACTGGTCAGGATCAGCAAGGACGACCTGCTTCCTCTCGAGCCGCCCTTCGGAACGACATCCTACGATAGTGAAACCGATACCTGGTCATACACCGACGATGATCCGGATTCTCATTCCGGGGAGATGTGTATTCTCTATGATTACCACTCACAGGGATACGCCGAGATCCGTGTTGCAAGAGATAATTATGGAACGACAGTCGATTTTCCCTGCACGGTCGAGTATATCAAGCCTTTCTTGGACGAAGTTGAGTTTCGGGATGTTGAACTTTTTGATTTGGTACCCCAGGGAAACAAGGAGGACGATCCCGGCCTTAAGTTTCCCGAGGCTTCCGGTTCTGTAAACTGGCGGTCAGATATTTCTGGAAAGGATTTGGGGGTCAATACCATCGACTACTCGATCAACCCGGTTCAGCAGATGTTTATTGATCTGCGCTGGGCGTTCACGGGAGACGAGACAGGGCTCACTACGGGGCGTTTTACCGAGCTCGACAAGGAATTCGCTGAATACTTCTGCGCTGAAGATGGGACTTCCAAGATCACGGACTGGGCCGCAAAGAGTGGCGGGTTCATGTACGACATCCGCCCTATGGAAGCGGTCCCCGGTTCGGCAAGCGATCAGCCTCAGCTCCTCTGTGAGATGGACGAGGACATGCAGCTCGCTGTTCACAATTACATTCAGCGGTTACAGCGCGAGGTGACGGCGATTGACGAGAAGCTCGAGGAGAAAGCTCTCGAGATTGAAAGCCTCGAAGACTTGCTGGAAGACTGCAACGAGCGGATCCCGTCACTGCAGGATGCCCTCGACGACGCGAAGAGGATCCTGAAAAGCCTACAGAACGCAGGATGGGGGAGTACAATCACGGCATTTGCCCAAGAGCAGGTCGACAAGCTCAAAGCGCAGCTTGACCCTCTTCTTCTTCTTCAGGAGCAGATTCCTTCCATACGGATCCCGACGGTGCAGAGCGAGATCGCCGACCTGAACGCCGCCCGGCAGGAACGGGTCGACCAGATTGACGCGGCGGCAAGGGGCGAGGTCCCGTTCTCGTTCACGGCGGCCTACAACCCTGACGGTTCTGTTGCGTACAATTTTTCGGCTCATGTTGCAGCGGGATATGGCGAAGACGAGATCTGGGTATGCGGGAAAAATACCTACAACGGCATGGTCGTTTCCTATTGTGATGCCAAGTGGAAGTTTGTGCGCTTGCAAGAAATCCCGCCGGCCATACCTATCCCCAACCCTGCCCTTGACCGTCTTGCGGGAGACGCAGCTTTCGGCGCAGTGGCCCCCGGTATGGCAGGGGCGAACGAAGGACAGATGCTTGCCGATATCGGTGCAGTCATGACTGCAGACGCAACCCTGGCCCCCCTGGGTAGCGATACGGATATCTTCACGGTGGCACTGCTCAAGCGGATCAACGAGGGAGAGTATCACCGTGACTCTTTCCCTGCCGACCGCGAGAGCTCTTTCCTGGCCCTGACCGCCCCGATCCCCGAAGATATTTACAACGAGCCTCAATACAAGACTGCCCTGAACCATCGGCGAGAGAAAGTCCAAGTGTGGGACCGCTACGACAACTGGCACAACACAATGGGGATATCCTTTGCAGAGTCCACGGCTGATAGGACGTGGTGGTTTTTATCTGAAGGGCAGGAATGGCAATGGGAATGCAAATTTTTGGATACGCCCTTGGGGTCGATGATGCTCGAACCTCCGTCTTTCAGTGCCGGGCTGTGGTACATGATGCAGATTGCTACACCGATGTCGATATATCGGCATGACGAAACGACGTTCGCTTCCGAGGTCCGGATTGCCAAGCAATCGGCTCGGATGTGTCTGCAGCTTTATTTGGTCCAGCGGCAGGGCCTTACTCTCTGGGCCGAGACCGAAAGCAATTTCGTGAAGCAGGAAGTGACGGTCGGGCCGTATGGCTGCAAGGTTGCCCGGGACGGGATAGACGGCGTTCGGTTTATTGAGTTCGAGGATGAGATGACTTTTTATGACGACCTGGAAGAAGAAGATCGTGCGTCTCTTATTGAAGATCGGTATTACGTGAGTCAGGTCGAGGAAGATGGAACTGCCTGGTCAAATATGCGCGGCGGGCTGCAGCTTGGTCGGAACGAGATCGAGGTCCACGCTGGATTCGAGGCCTGGAACAGGCTGCTCCTTGGCACACAGCGACGGTGTCCTATCGACCAGGAACGGGATGCTCGCTTCGAGCAGGCGATCAATGAGCTGGTCCAGGCCTTCTATTCTGTTCAGGAAAATATTTACCCGTCAACAATGCTGGAGTTCAAGATGGATGCGAGGATAATTTAATGCTGCTTTTTTCTGATGGATTTAAGCATATGGCGGTGTCGGAGCTCTGGAGAAAGTGGGGACACTTCTCTCACGGAAGACGGGGAAGCCGTATTGTCTTTGGCGTGGACCAGACGTCTGGAAAATCCTGGGGTCGAAAAGATGGGTATGGGTTGCAGTTTTTGGGAAAAAGGAATTACAGGTATGACTTGGAACCATCCCTTTCTTATTATTATCTTTCTCTAGGAACGCCCATAAGAAAATCCAGAACTGTCTATACGGGATTCGCGATTGCCTCGCACGATCATGGCCAGTTTGCTTTTGACATGCATTTTTATTCTCGAAACTGGGGGGGGAAATATCCTCCGCACAAAATTGCATTTAACGAGGGATATACTGGGGGACCACTTTCATTGTCGAATGAGGTGGCTTGCTGCAGAGCTATTGTTCGAGGAAATGTCGTTGATTATACATGGACGTTTCCGTCCTCCGACGTGCCGACTCAATATAATCAGGTTGATGCTCATACCAATCTGTGTTCCGGAGACTTTTTTTACCACCAGGTTGGAATAACGCTTCACGGGAATACTGACGACGGGTCTACTGCCTGGGTTGAAAACAGGGTAGGGCAAAGGGGCAAATCAAGTCGGCTTGAAAATGTCTATACGGCCTCCCCTAACACCTCGAATTCTTGGTTTATAGATGCTGTAGAATTTCGGCTTAGCGACGTGAATGCTGTTATTGACGATTTTTATATTGCAAACGAAGAAGGGAGTGTAAACAACGACTTTCTGGGGAGCGTTGTTGTCCGGCAGGTGGGGATCTCTGGGGAAGGGGCTCAGAATAACAGCGAAAGTTTTGGTGGTAGCTACTATCGAAGCGAAAATGTAAGTGCTTCTGATATTGTAGATACTCAGAATAATATGCCTGCGGTCCCACCGACTCCGGACGAAAATCCCCTTTTTTTGAGTTATAGTGACCCGCGCGATAGCTACATTCGCCTCTCGCATTTGAACGATACGCAGCTCTTCAGGACCCATGCTGTGAACTATGCCGGTTCTCAGCCGTTTTTCTTCGGTGCGATTACCCACCAGATGGTCAGGGCACCCTGGCCAGCCGACGGGTTTACGACACTTGAGCCCAAGATGCTTTCGTCGGGGATTGATGTCGAAGGGCATGACTTGGGCAGGCCTGTTTATGGGTGGCAAGATGGGCGTTGGGAAATGCGCTCAATGGTTTTTGAGAACACCGAGGGCCTCCGCGATGGGATACAGTCTGCTATCTGGGACGGGACGGCACTAAACAACACGGAGTTTGGGTTCAAGCTTGTAAAGGTCCCGCTCGACGCGGATTCCGATATTTACAACCCTGAAGTCCTCCGCTTGAATTACACTTTTGAGAATACGATAGACGAAACCTTTTGGATCGACGCAGAGCCTCAACGGTTTTGGGAAGAAAAAATGGAGGAATATTATTTTGCTGGCTGTGCTTCTTCCTACCAGAAAGTTTTTGCGCTGTACGAATCCTTCTGCACTGTAGATACGTCTGTAGCTGCCAAGGTGGGGCAGAAGTACCTAAACTCTGTTGTGCATATCTGGCCGGAAACCCCGCTGGTTGATCTTTGGAATCAAGATGTCCTGGCGTTCCAAGAGTCGGTGGTCCTCTCCACGGTCCACGAGGTTATTGAGGAGCTTAGTCTTTGTGATCCGGCCTACGGCTTTTGGGTAGAGGAGCTGAACGACGGTGTGGAGCCTACGGATGATGAAATTTGGGGTCAGGGCCTTACGGCTGCTGACAATTTTGGGGTCGAAGACTTCCCTCGTACCAACCATGTATTGATAGATGAAAGGCTTTGGGCGGACTGCTCTTATATCTTTTCAGGGCATGAGCTTGTGGACGAGTACCTGTACCCCCGCACGCCCACCCCGATATGGGGCTGGAAGATGGACATTGAAGATTATTTTGACTCGGTTGCCTGTCATTTTGACGGGAACTGGGTTGAAAGGGACTATCATCAGTATAGCATGACGGACAGCGTTCTTACTGCTCAATGGCGACACGAATATTTCTGGGGCGTCTGCATTGCGTCTTGGCAGATAGAACCGATTGAAATGGAATGCCCAGAGGGAAATAGGGTCGGAGAGCTTACTTCTCAGTATTGGTCTTTAATGGGGTATGCAGCAGATCCTACGGAGATATAATATGTTTATTCTCTTGGAAAATTTTAACGATGTGAACACTCAGCAGGAAGACAATCTCCTTGGGATATGGCGAAACGATGGCTATTATCATCCCGGGAGAGCTGCCGATCTCGTTTCTAACGGCAAGACTTATATTGGCCTTGACCGTTACGGAACACTTTTGCCCGAGTTTGAAGATTCGAGAAAAGTAGTTTTCGGTGGGATGTTTGTTGGTGGTTCCACGACATTGACATTCCAGTTTGGAAGAGGGCGGTCGTATAATTCTCTAGCGAATGTTTACTTTACGGTTACAATAGCTGTAAGCTCTTTCCATATCAATGCTTCGTTCTCGGCTGGTAGCCAATACACAGCGATCTCCCCAGAAAACGGGATCTCCGGAATGTTCCATGTCCCCTACTACCTTGAGATCAGCGTCGACTCTGATCGTGCTTGGAACAGCGAGGGCTCCGTATATATCTGCGTAAATGGGAAGCCCGTATGTACGCGAGAGAATTGTATTACAAGTGCCTACGAAATTTGGGGATCTCAGTACACCGAGCCAGCATCCTATTTCAATCGCGTTAGGATAGTGTCATCGAGCACAACCCGCGCGGGTCAGATGTATCTTTGTAATGAAGGCATGGGATTTCACGACGAACCTATTGGCCCTTTTGAAATTACGTCATGCTATCCCGGATCAAAAGAAGCAGACATTAACAACTGGACGGCATACGTCGACAATGAGAAAATAGAAGAGGCATCAACCGCAGCCAGAGCTGAATTGGTTAGTGAACGTCCATTTTCTCCATACCTGGAAGAAGATTCTTCTTATCTGGAAACCGACACTGAAGACATCCGGGAAAGTTTTTATCTTAACAATACGATACCTTACGAGCGGGACGAGCTTGAGATAATCCATGTAAGACAACGTACTTTTTTTAAGATGATCTTTGATTACGACGAGCAGCTTGCTCAGTCTATTTTTCCTGTGATCAAGCCCACAGGGGGCGAGTATATCCTTCGGCCTCAAGAGGGGGAACAGGTCACGAGCTTTACCTATCAGCGCATGGACAATAGCTATGATGTTTACCCGGACCTTGCTGTTCTGTGGACATGGGCGTTGCTTGATGAAAGCCAATTCGGGTTTCAGTCTAAGGCTAAAAGCATTGCTCTACATATTGAGGATGACTTTGAAATCCGAGATTCTGAAGTTGTCACAGGATATTTTTCTTTGGTGGATGACTCGCTTGGCTTTGCTGATGAAGAGGCTACCCTCTATAAAGGGGCACTCCTCGCTGACGATAATCTTTTCCCCTGGGATTCCCCGGGTGATTGGTGGATTCTTGGCCTTGACGTGGAAGAGGATATTGCCCCTGTGGACCAAGCTATAAATACACATCTCGTCTCTATTGAAGAAGCGATTTGCGTCGCAGCTCAGGCAAACAACACGTATATCTTTGAGGTGCAGGAAGCTTTTGGCATCGAAGACATTGTTGAGTGCGAGGTGAGTGTTGTTCTCATTGAAAACATAGGCCTCGAAGATGTCGCCGAGGGGGCAAACTAAATGAGCCTTTTCCAGGTTGTAGTCGAAGAATACCTGTTCCCTATTGATGCGTTGCAGGGGAATGTAAACGTAGCTGGTCTTGTTTTTGACGAAACTCTTGAGAGTAGGCTCGAAGCTGCAGACATCATTTATCAGATGTGGATTGAGCAGATTGAAGAATCTCTTGGTGTCGTAGCAGAATACAAGCCTTATCATCATTGTGTTTGTGAAGATACTTTCAACTTTGAAGAAATTAAATATGGAATCCCGACAAGGGTCAGGTCTTTCCATGTCGACGTGGTTCATACTCCACCGGTCAACCATATAGATTGCTGCTACATGCAGGTTGATATTCTCCACGGGGTTGATACTTTTTACGAAGAATGTGCTGACGGGCTTTACTTCCTTGCGGATGGCCACTTCTCGGAAGTATATACCCCTTACTGTTATGAAAGCTTCGACATTGCAATGGAAGTTCCTACGGGATTTCTTTATGCAATCTGGCTTGTCTCATTTAAGGTGGCAACAGCTCATATCAACTTGCGGCATACCGTCGTTCAGGAATACTACTTCAATTCAAAGGCTTACGACTACTTCTTTGCCTACGACAAATATGCATGGGGCTGGGACAAGTACCTGGCCGAAGACTTCGACATCACCCTCTGGCTCCGTGGTGCCTATGGCAGAAGCATCAATGAGGTTTTCACTCCACACCTGGCCCTCATTTCCAGCTGGACCGGCAACCAGGATGTTCTCGAGCAGATCATGGCCTACGACCAAGCGATCTTCGAGAAATTCTATACAAAAGCGGTGGAGGAATCCCTGGGCCTGGCCGTGAGTATGGATGTTGATTCACGAATGATCCACACGGCTATCGAGTCTCTGGCCCTGGGTGAGACTCCCATCCCGGAGGTCCAGCGGTTTTTGCAGGCCGTGGAATCCCTTGCTGTCACACAGGCCGCGAGTGTAACCTTTGGGCACTGCCCGGGGGTTGTGGAATCCCTCGATCTTGTAAACTCTCCTGAACTGCTTCGAGTAATTCCACAGGTACTTGTGGATGTCGCGGAGCTGCTGGACGACCCCGTATCAAAATGGCTGGCTCTCTGCTTGCTGCAGGAAACAATCAACGATTCTGACAAGGCGATACGATAATGGCAGATTATGACCTCGAGTTTATCATCGACGGAGACACCTGGGACTGCTGGACCCTCAACTCCGACTACCTGAATCCGTCAGTCTATTCAAACTTTGCCTTCAACTCGTTCTGCAATTTTGCCGGATACGACTTTGCCTGCGATGCTGACGGGGTTCACATCTTTGATAGCGACACGGACAACGGGGAAAAAATCACTCCCGGTATCATCCTGGCTCCAACAACTTTCGACATGGCGCAAAGCAAACGGTTCCGAAAGGCATATTTCGGCATAACCGGCTCGACCCCGCTGCTGAAGACCGTCACTGAGCGGGGTGTGGAACGCACCTTCCGTGTCGTCAAAAGTGAGTTGACTCTGCGCCGGGACCAGAGGGGAAAGAAGTGGACATTCCTGCTTGAGGATTTTGAGACCCTTGATTTTATTGAACTAATCCCCGTAGTCCTTGGGAGATAGCATGGCCAGACCTTATGATGATTCAGCCTGGTTTCGGAAGAAATCGCAGATCCTTGACGAGTTTGTTGTTTCCACACGCGGCCTGCTCGACCAGGTGGCCACGCAGTCGCACGAGCATCCACCGGGACACATCCAGCGACAGCTTTCCGATCTCGAGCGGCGGGTAAAGTATCAGCTTTCAGATGCGAACCTGGCACTCATTGAAAGGTCCGTTGACATGGATCTCAAGTCGCGCAGACTGTCCAATGATGCGGCCCTTCGACGCGCCCGGATCACCATGGAGATCAACAAGGCGACTCTGTATGCCGACCTCCAAAAAGAACAGGCCGATCTCAAAGAGATCAATATGTTCGACGAGCTGGAACTGGACGAGGCTTTGTATAACCAGGCGGTGCGCGAGGCGTTTATCACCTCCGAGAAGGCCAG